TGGGAGCAGCAGGTGCGGCGGCGGGAGGGAAGGCAATACAAGGTCTTATCAAAGGTTCGTTGTCTCAAGAAACCACAATGGTGAGGCGTGATTACAGTGATAGCAAGGGCAAGGGCAAGGGCAAGGAAACGGACAAGGGCAAGGGCAAGGGCAAGGGCAATGAGAATGATTCTAGTAATACATTATTCAATATAACAGCAGATGTGTTTAGCAATGACAAGGGCAAGGGCAAGAGTCAGGGCAAGGGCAAGGGCAATGAGAATGATTCTAGAGATACATTATTCAATATAGCAGCAGATGTGTTTAGCAAGAGCAAGAGTCAGGGCAAGAGTCAGGTCAAGAGTCAGGGCAAGAGTCAGCGCAAGAGTCAGCGCAAGAGTCGCGGAAAGGTACAGGTAATGTCTACTGTGAAAGAGGAAGAGGATGAGGACGAGGACGAGGAAGAGGATGAGGACGAGGAAGAGGATGAGGATGAGGAAGAGGAAGAGGATGAGGAAGAGGAAGAGGATGAGGAAGAGGAAGAGGATGAGGAAGAGGAAGAGGATGAGGAAGAGGATGAGGAAGAGGATGAGGATGAGGATGAGGATGAGGATGAGTCAAAATCCAAGTCAAAATCCAAGTCAACATCCAAGTCAAAATCTAAGTCAACATCCAAGCCAGAGGCAGAAAAAAAATCTATAATCAAAAAGATAAAAACTGATATGAAAGGTTTATACGAATATATGAAGAAAGACAACTTTAAAAAAGATAAAGTCGCCAAAGATAAAAAAACTATAAATGATGATATAAAAAAGCTTAAGTCAAAATTAAAAAAAGGGGAAAACGTTTACGAACTATTAGGAGATAAAGAATGGATTAAAGAATGGACGAAAGTTACAAACCAAAAAACTCCTAAAACGGTCGCAACGGAAAAGACACAAAAGCAAACCGCAGCTATGGAAAAAATGGCTGCGTCTTTAAAAGACGCGGATGAAAAGGACTCAGACAACGACGGTGGGCCATAGGAATAAAATTGAAATATAAATAATATATGAAGACTAATATATATTATTTCATATGATGTCTACAAAATTGAAATCGCAAATAGAACCCAGCGATTCACCAAAAGAACGCTCTGAACGTGAAACTTCAACGGTTCATTCCGATAAAATGAAGACAAATGGTTCTGATAAAGAAAAAAAAGAAAGAGACCCTAAGACTGATTTCGAGACGATGGTAGAATTTTATTTAGCCAATAATCCGGCATTGCGTAAGGATTATAAGACGAGCGAGTTAGAACTTCGATTCGGTTCGAATTCCAAGATCGGTCCTCCCGTTTCCAAGATAAATTACGATAATGTCGTACAACAATTATATTCCAACGGATTTAAATGCGCAAATCCAGAGGGGCTCAGCATACTTCGCATTCAAAATGAATATATGGACGCGCGAGACGGAGAAACTAGAATATCAAACATTCGCGCCGAAGTTGTCGGTCTAGATTTGGTCCAAGAATATTGTAAGACCAATAACCTCCAAAAGTTGATCGATATGCCTTCTTCCGTTTCCGCCAAATCGGAAAAAATCAAATTCACGCAGAAAACGCCGCCTCTAGTAAAAGATCAACCACTGAAAGCCGTCGATTTCTCCGATTTCAATTTCCGCGTTTCTTATCAAATGGAGCGCGACTTTTCTACCAGAACCGAGGTCGCGCAAAATATTATATCGAAATGGAACGATTCAAAGAAGCTATTTCGCTATATCAATCGCGTGCGGTTTTCGCATCCTGATTTGCCCGTCTTTGCCGATCTCAGTATTGTGAAAGGATCCTCAAAAATTAAAACCGGAAAGGGAAGCGTCCCAATTCCGCAATATACGATCCAGGAGGCCAAAGTGTTTTCGAACGCGGAATCTTATGAAATTGAACTGGAAATCGACAATTCCAGAGTGGGTGTCGGAACTCCCTTTGATAAAAAAGAGCCTTTATTAAAGGCTATAAGAAAATGCATTCGCATGGTGTTGACCGCCCTCCAGGGAACCAATTACCCCATTGCATATTCCGAGCGCGACAAAGTTTTACAAACCTACATGAGAATGATACACGGAGACGATTATAAACCGCGTTTCATAAAAAACGGCGATTTTATTGGGCCATCCTCGATGACTCTTCAATTAGAAAACATTCAGTCGTCTCTTCCCGATGGATCCAACGTTCCCACTGTATTGGAAAATTATACAGTGACCGATAAAGCCGATGGAGAACGCAAATTGATGTATATTGCCCCAAATGGCCGTATTTATATGATTGATACAAATATGAATGTGATTTTCACGGGAACGTATACCAAAGATGTAAATCTTCAGGATAGTTTATTGGACGGCGAGCATATCAAATACGATAAAAACGGTAAATTCATTAATTTATACGCGGCGTTTGACGTCTATTATATCCGCAATAAATCCGTGAGAGAATTCGGTTTTGTTCCTATGAACCCAGAGGACGAAGAGTCCAAATTCCGACTTTCGTTATTGCAAAAATATGTCCAAGATCTGAAACCGGTCTCCATTATGAACGGCGATACGAAGGAGAAAGATCATTCCTGTGATTTTGTCATCAAATGTAAACAGTTTTACGTTTCGACTGCGGGAAGTATCTTCCACGGTTGCTCGACCATCTTGGAAAAAATCAAGGACGGGACGTATCCTTATACCACCGACGGTCTCATTTTCACTCCGACAAGTATGGGTGTTGCAGCAAACCGCATTGGGCACACGGGTCCTCTTCATAAAATAACTTGGGAATACTCTTTCAAGTGGAAACCGCCGAAATACAATACGATCGATTTCTTGGTTTCTGTGAAAAAGGACAAGACAGGGAAAGACGAAGTCCATCATATATTTCAAGAGGGGCGGAATTTGACCGGAGTTCAAAATGTGGTACAATACAAGGTAGTAGAACTCCGATGCGGGTTCGATGAAAGAAAAGATGGATACGTAAATCCCATGCTGAATCTGATTCAGGGCGATTTACCGAATCCCGGACAAGATAATAAAGATTCTTATAAACCCGTCGCATTTCAGCCGACGAATCCGTATGATCCGAATGCGCATATTTGCAATGTCATGTTGCACGATAATGGAAACAGCGATTTGGCGATGATGACGGAAGAAAACGAATATTTCGAGACGGATACGATTGTGGAGTTCAGTTATGATACGACGAAGCCGCCCGGATGGAGATGGATTCCTCTTAGAGTGCGTTATGATAAGACGAATGAATTGCGCACGACTTTCCGCAATTTTGGAAACGCGTATCGCGTGGCGAATTCGAATTGGCATTCCATTCATAATCCGATCACGGAAGAAATGATCAAAACCGGAGCAAATATTCCCGAAGTGACGTTGAATGAAGACGTTTATTATAATCGGTTTAATTCAGATACGAATACGCGAAGCTTGCGCGATTTTCATAATCTTTACGTAAAACGTAAGTTGATTATGGGTGTTTCTAATCGCGGTAATACGCTTATCGATTATGCAGTGGGCAAAGCCGGAGATTTACCAAAATGGATGGCCGCAAAACTCGGGTTCGTTTTTGGGGTGGATATTTCCAAAGATAATATTGAGAACCGGATGGACGGAGCCTGTGCGCGATATTTGAATTTCCGGAAGAAATACCACAATTTGCCCGGCGCGCTTTTCGTGAATGGAAATACTGGTGAAAATATCAGGAGTTTAAAGGCGATCTTCAGCGAAAAAGAAAAACAGATTACAAATGCCGTCTTTGGAAAAGGCCCCAAAGATAAGAAAGAGTTGGGTGACGGCGTTTATAAATATTATGGCGTAGGCGAGGAGGGATTCCACGTTTCCTCTTGTCAATTTGCAATGCATTATTTCTTTGAATCGCAAAAGTCGATTCATGCATTCTTGCGAAATGTTGCGGAATGCACCAAGATTGGCGGGCATTATGTGGGCACTTGCTACGACGGTCAGACTGTGTTCAATCTTCTCAAAAATAAAAATAAAGAAGAGTCTGTCACCATTATGCGTCACGATAAAAAGATTTACGAAATCACCAAACAATACGATCAAACTGGATTTTCAGACGATGAAACCAGTCTTGGATATGCCATTGACGTATTCCAGGAATCGATCAACAAAGTATTTCGCGAATATTTGGTGAATTTTGCCTATTTGATTCGTATTTTCGAGAATTATGGGTTTATTTTGGTTCCCGAGGATGAAATCAAATCAATGGGTCTGCCGAACAGTACGGGATTATTCAGTGAATTATTCGAATCCATGAAACAAGAAGTGGAGCGCAATAAGAAACTGGTTTCGGAATACGGAACTTCTTTAGATATGGCGTCAGAAGAGCAGCGCATCTCGTTCATGAATCGATATTTTGTATTCCGCAAGGTAAGAAGCGTGAATGCTGAGAAGGTGGGTAAAATGCTAATGAATAAGGGATTTATAGAAGAAGAGGAAGAACTAGAGGCAAAGCCTCTGGATAGAATGGTTAAGATCAAGAAGACCAAAGCGGCCAAGGTTGTTCTAGAAAACTTCGAGCCCGAAGAAAAGGTCGACCAAGAAGAAAAGGTCGAGCCAAAACCTGTAGAAAAGGTTGAGCCAAAACCTGTAGAAAAGACGATCAAAATTCGAGTCAAAAAACCACAATAGCATACAAAAATATATTAAAGATAGAATGTTTAATATATTAGATGACACACCGAATTGTATTATGTTATGGAGGCGGCGAACACGTACCTATTTTTGCCGCAGTCGGTCATAATCTAAAAGAAAAGAACGTTTTTCTTTGTGAATCCGAGAATATTATAAAAGGCGAAGAACACGCTGTTGTTTGTCTTACATCTACCAAAGAATCTCAACAAAAAGAGATGAAACTTATTATTACTTATTCCAAAACGGGATTTATTCGTGGATTTTTATATATTGACGAAAAAGAATACCCCATCTTGGATTATAGAATGTACGAGAGTTTACAAATCGGAAGTTTCTGCTATGGTAATATTGCGGTCGCTAGGGTTCCAAATGAATTTGGGGAAGGAAATCATATTTTATAGGGGGAACCCCCGGTTCCCCCTTACCCCCTCCCGCCCTTCGGGAACATTCCAATATAATATTTCTTTATGGAAAACTGTTATAATTTTCTTGGGTTCCTGGTGGATAATGCTGATATTTTATCCGTGTAAATAAATATCTTTCCCTTTTTCATTAATATCAAACAGTAAATATCGTCGATTCGTTGTTTTGCAAGCGCGCCCAAGAGTGCCCGAGCCGGCAAATATATCCAAACACAAATCTCCTGAATTGGAATAGAGGTTCACAATTCTTTCCAAAAGTTTTACCGGTTTTTGCGTTGCATAATCGGTCTTTTCCCCCGCTTGAACATTACTAATATCGACCCAGACATCACGTAACGGAATCCCCTCCATTTCGTCCAAATATCGTTTGATCCTTGGAACGCCGTGTTTATTATATTCGAGTCGATGATCATCGTGAAGCGTTTGCATCTTTTCTTTGCAAACTAGCCATTGCTTGTCATGCTCATTCCAGCAATATCTTAAATTGGGTCTTGGACTCACGTCGGGCTGTGAATTGTGAATTGCGCAGGTCACGTAATCTTTCTTATGATGCGGGCATATTTTGACATTGGACGATTTCTTATACTCGTCGTCGTATTCAAAATATAATGGATTGAATACCTGTTTTGCAGTTTTGGCATAAACAATGATCGTATCATGAAATCGATGCAGTTTATGTGACGCTTTTGCGTTTCCGCCAGTCTTCCATACGATTTCGTTTTTGAAATTGGATTCACCGAAAACATCGTCACAAATAATTCGGAAATAGTGCGAAACTCTGGGTTCAATATGAATGATAATTGTTCCCGTTTTCTTTAGAACCCTGAAACATTCTTTTACACGCTCTTTGATGAATGCGATGTAATCCTCTTTTGATTTAAACTTGTCATTGAAATCAAAGAAATGACGGCCTGTATTGTACGGCGGATCAAAATAAATCATATCAACTGTTTCAGATTTTACGCGCTTCAAAAGATCCAAATTATCTCCTACGTAATAGGTGTTGTCTTGGAGATCTGTTTCGGCCTTGGGCTTTTTTATCTTGATGAGATGGACGATTTCATTCTGTAGGTCCATGGATATAATATCAAAAAGTGTTTATTATGTTTATTCAATTTTATATCAGGGAACCTTTTGCTACGCTAAGGTTCCCCGCCGCTTCGCTGTACCCCTCCCTTTCTGGGCAGTCAAAAATTGCCAGATCGGAAAACCTTCTTGGGACCTTCCCTTTCTGGGCACTCAAACTTACATAATTATTTGTCACCTCCACAAAGGGAGGGGTGCAGCGAAGCTACATGGACCCGTAGGTTCCCTAAACCGATTTGTGGTTGAGTCGTATTCCTCTCTTTTTTGTGGAACGAGATTTGTTTGATCTTTTACTTTTCGTGCGTCTTTTGTTTGTATAAGGAAACGTTTCAAACAAGGGCAACGGCATATTCCATTCGACGCCTTGCATATTTGCGCCTTCGATATTATACGTCTTATCGTCTATAATCTTTTTTATAAAATCGCGTATATCAATATCAATTTTGATTTCTTTATCCGTACCATGACGAACCAAGACCGGCGTATCCAATTTTTTATCTTTATTCAATATATTTTCAAAATAACTGATATATTTAGTACGCTGATGATCATCGTCATTTTTTATGACAACGGGCAAAATGCTTGCCTTATTTACCAGTTCTATGGCCTTCTCTATTTCTTTTTTTATATTGAATGTCGAAAAAAACCTTTTATTTATATGTTTGAAAATGATATTCATGATGGCATTGGTAATTAAATAATATTTGTGCGGTTTCAACATAAATGAATGCCACGCAAGATCCGTCAACATAGAATCGTCCGTAATGCGCGTTTTTTCGGTGAATGGAAATACGTTCTCAAACGTTTTTATGGTCAATAATATTTTTAATCCATGTATCGACGCTATTGCTAATTCTTTGGACGAAATAGATTCGGGGAAACGGCTTCGAACTTGTGGTCCACCCGCATTGCCTTTATCTAATTCGCGCTCCATTTTATCTATCAAAAAATCAAAATTCACGTGGGAATAAAAATAATATACATGTTCAAATAATTCTTTGGATACGTTTTTTTCCCAGATGGAGGAATATTCTGCTATGGTTCCTCCTAAACTTTTTTTATTATATTTTTTCATATACAATATAATAATATATTTTTAGGGGGACTCAACAGGAAAGGCAAATTCAGAAGACGTCAAACGCCTATTTCTTAAGACGTCCGCTGGAATTTGACTCTTGCAACAATTATGCGCCTTGTCCTCAAGATCCGAAATCGGAATGAACGCAAATGACCAAAGATTACAATTATTACGACGGGTTAGGTCCTTGGACACATTCACCAAAGAGACCATCGCATAATCAAACTCATCTAGCGCGTAGCAAACGTGACCTGTGTGCTTACGGTCCTTGTTCTTCTCACAATCTCGGCGCGTAGTTTCAAAATGGGTCTGTTGCGACCAATCCGTCTGGCCTTTTACCTGTCGGAGCTTACTTTGGACTCTCTTCAAAGTCCCGTCGAGCGACTGAATAATAATATCGAATCCTGAGCAGTTATTTGCGGTCTTGACCGATTCGGGTAAATCCGCGTCGTCCGCGGTAAACGCACGAAACCCTTCGGGAAGAAGCCGATTCAGGATGGCTTGATGGATATATTGATTCGAAACGGCCATCGATTTTCCCCAATCAATCACGGCCATTCCTTGGATTCTCTTGTTTTCTAGAAGAGCGCGATCGGCGGGATCGATGATCGACATGATGTCAAATCCCATAGCGTGAATGGGATTTGATGCGGTTAATGTTTCCATTATTGTAATAATACGTCGAAGCAGTTTTTATATCACAAAACAAAGCTTTTAGCGCTTCAATTTTATTTCAGGTCAGGGAACCTACGGTTCCCCGAACCCCTCCCTTTATGGAGATAAAATAGAAGTAAATATTTGATAAATATGTGTGTCATATCACGATATAAAAATAATTGAATGCTTTACATGCCCAGAAAGGGAGGGGTTCGGGGAACCGTAGGTTCCCTGAGTTCCCTGACTACATGATAGTTTTTAAACCTGCTATAAATTCCGTCTTAATTTCCCATCCAAGATCCTTAATCTTTCCATTGCTGATATAATATCTCTGATCGTTGAAGGGACGATCCTCCACATATTCTATCCACTCGTCGTAATTTTCTGTTTCCTTGATTTCCTTAATCAAAATTTTGGCCACATCCAACACCGAATACTCCATATCTTCATCACAACCGATATTGTAAATTTCGCCAATCTTACCTCGTTCCAAGATGGTTTCAAACGCCGTAGCAACATCATTCACATGTAAAAACGCGCGCACCGATTTACCCTCGCCTTGGATTGTAACCTTTTTATTCTCCTTCAATAATTTAATAAACCGAGGAATCAATTTCTCTGGGTACTGGTTAGGACCAAATACATTGTTCCCGCGAGTAATGATAATCGGCATTTTATAAGAATGATTATAAGATTGTGCGATGAGTTCGGCGCCCGCCTTGGTCGCGGCATACGGATTCGTTGGACATAAAACAGAATGCTCTGTCTTATGCTGTTCGTCTACCGTATTCATCGACTCACCATATACTTCGTCGGTGGATACGTGTATAAATCTCTCAATTTTACCATACTTGCGTGAAGTTTCCAAGAGAGTGTGTGTTCCCAAAATATTATCCGACGTAAATTGAATAGAATCCTCAAAAGAATTTTGTACATGACTCTGAGCGGCAAAATGAATAATATGCGTTACATTATATCTCTTGAGTAAATGGGTCATGCATCCATGATTGCAAATATTGGATTTGATTAATTTATATTTGATGTCATCTCTGATTTCTTTGGAAACGTTTGTTTCGGCGGCGCAATAATACATGGCATCTACATTGATCAACATATCAAATTCATCTTTATGTTTCGGAAAATAATAATTAATAAAATTACTTCCGATGAACCCACATCCTCCGGTAATTAAAAGGGTTTTTTTAGGTCGATCTTGAAGCATAGAGTTTTTATACGAATATAAATATTTCCTCACGGCCGTTCTAATATCGGAAACCTGGGGATAAAGACTTTCCAATCTGCGCGTTTCCATGAAATTATTAGAACGATCAGCTGCCAGAATGGCTCTTTGCTCTTCCAGAGTAAAATTTACCCACGTGAAAGAAGGATCCACAATTTCCTTATACATTTCAAGAATTTCATTATGACTGATTAACCCAGGGTTTGTCAGATTCATTGTACCCGTTATTGACTTTTGCATCATATCTACAACGTAAACCAAAAGTTCGGGTAATACACTCATAGAGTTTGGCACCGAACACACTCTTGGGTATGTTGCAATTTTGGTCACAAAACTACGAGGATTTATCTCTCCGGTTATAGGCATACGAATGCGAAGATTCAATGTATTTTTATCATACATATGCATTAACCTATCGGTAAATCCCTTTACCACAGAATAAGAAGATCCAAAAAAATTTGGCAGGGAATCTTCATCGAAACCTTTTTCTTCTTTACCAAACGGATGATCTTCGTCGTATTTAAATATACATCCCGTCCCAAGATAGGTAAAATGAATATTTGAGCGTTTGCATAGCTCGGCTATGATTAATGGTGAAAATAAATTATCTCTTACATTTTCCAAGAGTTTTCCGTCTTCTTCTAAATAATCGATCGTAGTGTATTTTTTATCTCCAATAGTTCCATGGGTTCTACCAATAAAAGATACGACGTGCGTCGGGTCAACCTCTTTTATTTCTTTTTCTAAATCTTTTTCATTGTCAGCGCGCGATTTACCAGAAACAAAATTGATATTATTTTCTACTAAAATAGAAATAAATTGACCACCAATCCAACCATTTGCGCCGTAAACTAAGACTTTCATCTTTATTGAATATAAATATGAAATAAATTATAAATTTTAACGACGACGTATTTACCATTTCATCAAAAACGCAGAGATTCGCACAACAAATTATGTTGTATATTATTCTTTGTACACCAAGCAATGCATTTATTAGTATTATTTTTTATCAAAGTTTCTATTTTGTCTTGTTTTCCTTTATTGTCTATCAAATAAATTGTATAATATATATTTTCCACTTGTTGCTGACCAAATATTGAATTATATTCTTCCATTCGCGTCATAAAATGATTTGATAGATTTATATTCAAAAATCGCATTGATTTGTAGTCGGTTGAGTCACTCATCATTTTTTCAAACGTTCCTAGCAAATTTGGCATAAATGCTTCGGTTGAATCAAATATGAAATCTTGACATACCAAATATTTTTCGGAGTTGGCATACCTACTCGTTTGCGGTTTGGTAATATAAACTTTTTTATAAAACGAAGATAAGATTGCCAAAATATCCAACGTTGGTTGCATAAAACAATCGAATAATTTTAATATAAAAGACCCGCCTTTTTTTTGCATGATAATTGCATAAGCAACCTGAGCAAACAATAACTGAATTATACTATTTTCTTGGTTATTGAAATCGCCCGAAAAATCAAATCCCCCGTCTCCTGTAATTATATCCATTTTTGACCTATATGTATCATAACAATATTGAAAATTTTCAATGGCCAAAATATCTCCTGTTCCCGTAATGCCCTTTTCAATGAACACATTTTTGTTTTCTCTAAGAAAATTCTCACTTTTTTTCCAACCTGGAATAGTAGGGTCATTATTTTTATCCAAAATTGTCATACCAATATATTCGTCTTGTTTATTTTGCCTCATATGCACAAGCGCTTCTATGAATCCACCGGGTCCTTCCGCTAAATGAAAGGTTGATATAGGTTTTGATTCATAACCGTCAATTAAATTGAAAAAATTGGTCAACTCTATCATTTTGAAATAGGATCGCGATAAAGGTTTATGCCTGGATACGCTTTTCTTTTTATTCGGAACGTTTGTATGTATATATTCATATGGATTTGTATATCTCTTGAATATATCCCATTCGTGATTATAAAGCTGAATGCGCTCCTTGATTTCATAAATATAATGAGATAGTGAATTTGAAATTTTTGGCTTTGATTCTACATCTTCGCAATATTCGATATTTTTATATAAATCGGATGAATGTCTAGGTAATTGGAAATGAATCATATTGATACTCTTTATTCGCTCTTTATATTTATGTTGTTTATAATATCAACTAAATTATAACTCTAATAACAGTTGCTTTGCTTATAGTGTATTTTTTTAAATTTAACAAAGCTAAATCTTTTTTTGTTTTATTTTTCAATAAATTTATAGAATTTACAGTATCCGATATTTTTTGTAATTGCAGTTTTACTGCTGCTGGGTTATTTGATTCCATTGCGCGTCTTAATGCGATTCTTTCGTCGTCTAGTTCTTTATTGAGACGTTCTAATTCTTTATAATCAACAACGACTTCTCTGTATGCAGGAGTATTTTTAATATTAACACTGTAACGACGTAGAGATCTTTCTAGTCCCAAATCAATCGCTTCTACATCGTCGTGCACATCATCCGCATCTTCTAAGACGGTGTTTAATAAATTTCTAGTAGAAATCGAATTCAATGTACCCGCGTTGCTTTCGTCAATAGCATTCAATGCGATTTCCGTATCTTCGTTTAACACATCTATATCTTCCTCGATTTTCTCACTATATAAAGGAGGATCTGACTCTTTCGATTCTTTAATGGCGGCCGGTCCGCCTGGTTGATCTGTAACTTCGGATAAATCTTCATCTTCTTTATCCACATTTGAGGATCCTAAGGAAGTGGACGAAGGGGAAGATTTAGGGTCGGTCGTTCCATCCGGTCCTAGAGTTGAACCTGACGCTAAGGTTGACCTGGTTACTGATGTTGACTCGGGTGTTGACCTAGGTACTGATGTTGACTCGGGTGTTGACCCAGGTACTGATGTAGACTCGGGCGTTGACCCAGGTACTGATGTAGACTCGGGTGTTGACCCAGGTACTAATGTAGACTCGGGTGTTGACCCAGGTACTAATGTAGACTCGGGTGTTGACCCAGGTACTAATGTAGACTCGGGTGTTGACCCAGGTACTAATGTTGAATCCGGTCCCGTAGATGAATCGGTTGATTCCGGTCCTGTGGTTGCAAAACCAGTATCACCTGAGCTGTCTACTTGATTACTGCCGGATGATGCTTCTGGAGTATCAGAAGGTACAGTAACTTCAAGGGAAGAACTGTTTTCTGTAGGGGAAGCGACTGAGGGTCTTGTGGTTTCAATTGGACGAGTCGCTAGAGAAGGACGAGGTATTAGAGCAGGACGAGGCGTTGGAGGAGGACGAGGTGTTAGAGCAGGACGAGTTGTTGGAGCAGGGCGAGTCGTTGGAGGAGGACGAGACGTTACAGCAGGGCGAGTCGTTGGAGGAGGACGAGGCGCTTCGGTCGGCGGCGGGGCGATTGCGGCAATTGGAGAAACAGCATTTACGGTGGTCAAATATGAGTGACTCGCGTCCGCTGGGACTGCAACCCCTCTTTGCCCTTGTTTAAAACATCCCGCGCCTTTACCTGCTATGCTGTCTGAAAACCTTTGTTTGCCATTTCCATCTGCGCTACATTTTACACAAAGAGACTGCCTTCTCAGATCATTATATCCTGGCTTACAATTTTGTTTTGGTACACATTTATCTCCAACAACGTTATAATTTTCATTATCGGGACATGCAGCATTCGAATTACACATCTTTCCATCATCTGAAACTGTATATCCGTTTGGACATGGCGATAAACCCTCTTTATTTGAACCAATATAATGATTTCCTATTAACCAAATAAAAAATATTATTAAACTTAACCATATTATATATTTTACAAAATTCATCTATACTATGTTACTAAAATATTATTGCAATAGCACATTTGAAGATTATAATCCGCTCTTTGTGCGGATTATAAGTTTTGTTGGGTTGGGTTAAATTATCACTCTAATAACATTTGCTTTGCTTATAGTGTATTTTTTTAAATTTAACAAAGCTAAATCCTTTTTCGTTTTATTTTTTAATAAATTTATAGAATTTACAGTATCCGATATTTTTTGTAATTGCCGTTTTACTTCCGCGGGATTATTTGATTCCATTGCGCGTCTTAATGCTATTCTTTCATCGTCTAGTTCTTTATTGAGACGTTCTAATTCTTTATAATCGGCGGCAACTGTTCTGTATGCAGGAGTATTTTTAACATTAACACCGTAACGACGCAGAGATCTTTCTAGTCCCAAATCAATCGCTTCTACATCGTCGTGCACATCATCCGCATCTTCAAGAACGGCGTTTAATAAATTTCTAGTAGAAACCGAATTTAACGTATTCGCATCGTCTTCATTAATAGCACCTAATGCTGCGTCTACGTCTTCGTTTAACACGTCGATGTCTTCTTCTATTTTATTGCTATATAAAGGAGGATCTGAATCTTTTGATTCTTTAATAGCAGCCGGTCCGCCAGGTTTATTTTCAACTTCGGACAAATCTTCTTCTTCTTTTTTTTTCTTTTCTTCGTCTTTGTCGATTTTCGACGATCCCAACGAAGTAGTAGAAGGAGAAGATTCGGGTTCTAATGTTGATCCGGATGCTGATGTTGAGCCTGGTTCTAAGGTTGATCCGGATGCTGCTGTTGAGCCTGGTTCTAATGTTGACCCGGATGCTGATGTTGAACCTGGTGCTAATGTTGAACCGGATTCTGATGTTGAACCCGATCCCGTAGATGAATCTGT